TAATGAACCCCTATTCCATATTAAAACCCCTTGCTGCATCCATTTAGGTAGGTTTTCGTATGCTAATTGAAGTCTTCCAAGAAGGTCTCTAGCAGTAGACGCTTTATTAGCAAGAATCGCAATATTGACATTATCATTAAATAGTGCGTAATGAAGCAAATAAGAAACGACAGTGGTAGATTTACCAGACTGTCTTGGCATTTTGCATACGTTAAATCTGTGATCATGGAAATTCTTAATAAGTTTTTCTTGAAACTTGTACATATTAAAAGGCACAAGACCGTGATCAAGTGAAACAATTTTTATGTAGTTTTTCGCAAAATACACAGGATCTTTTTTACATTTTATAAATTGCTCAATTTGATCCTTGGTAAACTCTATTGGCGTATTTGCCTTTTTTAATAGAGGATTACCCAGATATTGATCGTTACTCATTATTTATTCACCCTTAAACTGCCCCAAACCAATACAACTTAATGTCTCTTGTTGTTTAAAATATAACTTCACATAACACTTACAAATGTTTTTAAGTGACTCAATATCTTTACATTCATTCAAATCCCTTGAAATTTTTTCGTATTCAAATATTTTAGTTAGATTTGTCAGTTCAATAAGATTTGGGTCCATTTGGTTCTCCTGTAAATAATAATGGTTTATTTGGATCATTTGCTGAAGGATTAAATGCTAATACAATTGCATTTGGATAAACTTTTCTAATTTCTCTTGTTACTTCCGTTTTTGTTGGTCTAGTAAATTGTTGGAAAAACATTTGAGTTGTTATGTATTTTCCTCTCCAATTTATTAGTATAGTATATGTAGATCCACGAGTTTGTATTCTTAAATAGTTTTCATCTATATTTGTTTCCTCATTTGCGGGATATGGCATTGTTATATTATAATCTTTTTTTGAACTAATTATCTCTGCTGGTAAAGAAAACATATCCCAATATCTTGAACCGTATTTGCATTCACTTCTTCTTTCGAGTTTTTCACATTTTGGGCAATATCTATCTGCTCTTTCTCGAATTGGAGTATGCCAATCACCATCAAGCGAATTGGTACTTTCGGATTTTGTTCCCCAATTAGTAGCACCAACTTTACGGCATTTTACGAGAGCCCCCGAGGCATAGGCAGAAGGCCAGACAGAATATCTTGATTTTACTTTAGTATAACAAGCATCTTTGGTTCCACTACCTTTAGTTTTTGTATCAGATTCTTCTTTTACATCAGTAGCAACATAAGTTGGTTTTGCTGCACCTGATTTTGATTGTTGTCCTGGATCTGCTAATTTCTTTCTTCTTGCTGCTGATTTTCTTTCTGTATCAGTCATACTTGCTCTTTTTGAGGATGAAACGCACTTGGGAGTTCCTTCTCCTGGTTCATCACTTGCACAAGTTCCACCAGTTACTACATTTACCCAACCAGACTTTCCGTCCTTTGATTTGGACTTACCAAACCAATCACGAAGACCTTCTTCGTTGCAATTATTTTTTTTTTCCTCAACAAATACCTCACTTTCGAAATCATAAGAATTTTGGAGACCCATTTGTTTTCTTATTTCGGGAGGTTGGTTTCTATAATTAACTTTATCATCATATTTTTTAGCAATATTAGCAACTGCACCTAAAACTGGTACATCTTTAAGTCCTTGAGCCATTGCACCAGAAGCAGTGGTTGGTGGAGGTGTTGGTTTTTCTGCAGGTTTTGTAGTTGAAGTTATGTCAGGTTTTTTAAAAAAACTTGGACGTGGTTTTTCTGGAGTTTTAGAAACACTTGTATATCCAAACTCAGGATTTCCTTCTTTTGGTTTCAATACACTAGGAGCACTTTTAGTAGCATTATATCTTTGAACTTGTGTAGAAGAATACTCGGTATTATTAGGATTATATTGATTGGGTTTTTTTACACCTCCAGTAGAAGGAGATACAATATTTTGACTAAATGGTACAGTCACTCCTAATACTTTTTTTTGCACATATGGTACACCACCAGACGGTGCCATTACAGTACCAGTTCCTGGAAGAGAAACCTCATCAATCTGATCACCTTCTGGTTCATAAGATGCCATTTGAACCTTTGATTTGTTTGGAGTATTTGTTGCTAACGGTGTTTTGTATCGTACTGGATATTTAATTCCTGCAGCTCCTCGATTAGGTCCAATAATAATTGGTGCCCCTGGATTATCTTCAGGTGGATAATACGATTTAACAGGACTACTAGGTCCTTGATTTTGTTCTTCTATTTTATTATCTTGACTATCTAAATAATCTGCTGCAGTATCAATATAATCTGCTGCCTTCGTAATCTTTGACTGCACCCAGGCTTCAATATTTCCTTCACCTTTTAATTTTTGCATCAATCTATTAATTGCACTTTGAATTACTTTAATTTCACTTCTAGCCATTGAATGTTCGTGATCTTCGGACAAAATATAATCACACATCATCATATCTGTCGTAAATCTCCAATTTTTAAAAGTACTATTTTTCATTTTATTTTTTGCTTTCTATTATTTAGAAATATCTTCTGCATTTAAACCATTTTTAAGAAGTTTTTGAAGTTCTGCAGTAGAACCAATAAAGAGTGCATTTGTAACATTCTTTGGTCCAGATTTTTCTTCTTTTTTGAGTTCTTTTACTTTTTGATGTATATCCATTAGTTTATCAGTAGAATCAGCAACACTTTTAATCAACTGCCCAAAAACTTCATATGCCCTTGGTTGTTGTCCATCTTGAGCAAGTTCCAAAAGACTTGTTGCTGCTTCTTGTCCTTTTTCGATTAAATTATAAAGAGTCCCACGAATATAATCATAATCTAATTCGGAGTGATCTTTACTTTGAATGCTTCTTATTTCTTTTTTTGATTCTTTAATAATTTCTTTTGCCGTAATTGTTGCTTTAATTTCTAAAGACTCATCTATCTTATCAAAATTATTTTTCATACATCAATACCTTTAGTTGGACTATAAATTTTTCCGTCACCATAGTCATAACGATATTCACTAAATCCAAAATCATCATCCTGTTCGATTAAAGCATCATCTGCATTATTAATAATATTTACAACAGTACCAGAAGTATGTGATACGATTTCGGTTTCATCTTGTCCCCTATTAACTGTGATTGTGTTTCCAGATATTTCTTTAATATACATTTCTTCATTATCAATTTCAATATATTCATTTACAGTAAGTGATGCTGCATTACTCACATCAAATTTAGTAATTTTATCATCTATATGTTCTGCTAGTGAAGTTGTATTATCATCGGTGTAATCTTGTATTGCTCTTGGTTCAGCAACATAACGAAGTTGTCTAGAAGCATTTTTTCTGTTTGTGTCTGTATAATAATCGACTTGTACTTTTTTGATAAGACCTTCAGTAGAATCAGGTAATGGTCCAAATAGATACGTTTTTGCTGTAAAATCTAAATCATAAATTATAATTCTTTTTTCGTCATATCCACTTTCGTAATTATCTTTGAAATTTATATTTCCAAGAACTATTGGAATATCACGTTTTTCACCTATAGAAGATACCAAATCAATTGTTAAATTAAAAGATGGTTGAAAGTATGGGAGAATTTGTTCTACAATTTGAAGAGCATCATCATTATATTGAGTCATAATTGAAAGTTGTATGCCCAAATTATAAGGAACAGGCATAAACAATCTATTTACTACTTTATCATCTGTGAGACTTTTTGATTTAAATGTTTGCATAGTAGAAATTTTTCTACTATTATCATATTGAATACTATTCATTTCAAATGCAAGTCTTGGGAGAATTATAGCAACTCTTTTTCTTAAATCTGGTTTTTGCTCTAATCTTGCTAAAAACTTTTCAGTAGGACCATATGCAATTGGAACTTTTATAGTGCTAAAATCGCTATCATCTTGTTTTTTGTGTTTGATATTAATATCATTAAATAAAGTACCAAAGGCAATAATTGTCTTACGAATTATTTCGTGATAGTAGTATTGGCCTAACATAATAATACCTTTTATTAATTATTTAGATTTAATAATCCCCAAAAGGGTTTCTTTCACTAAAATCTAAAATTTCATCTGCTTCATTTTCTATTGGTATATTGTCTGCATAATCATCATATTCATCTTGAGTATTGATTGAAAGAATTTTATAATTTGCATTTGACCCTCCACTTGTTGTTCCCATACCAACTACAGATTCTCCCCGAATAAAACTTCCATTTAAAGTTTTGACTTGAAGTATTCTTGTATCATAATCCCAATCATTTACATATGCAGTAGTTCCGGTTGAAACTCCTCTTACTATTTCGTTGAATATATAATTGCCCGTAGATACACCAACAGGTGAAGATATTGTAACTACTGGTGCCTGTGTATAACCTGCCCCAGCATTAGTATAACGAATTGAAGTTACAATACCAGAAGAATTAATAAATGCTTGTGCAGTTGCATTTGTTCCACCAACAGGTGCAGTACTTATTGCGACAATAGGTGCAGTAGAATAACCAACACCACCATCAATTAAATTTATTGGACCCAAAGAACCAGAAGATATAATTGCTGTTGCTATTCCTCCAGAACCACTACTACTTATAATACTAACAGTGGGTGCAATTGTATATCCAATACCTGGATTTATAACTAAAATTTTATCAATTGAACTTCCAGTTTGACTGGAACGACTCGTCATTATTGCAACTGCTGTCGCATTTATACCTCCAGAAGAAGCAGTACTTATTGCAACAATCGGAACAGAAAGATAACCAGTCCCATCATTAATTAAATCTATTCTTGATACCGAATTGCCACCAACACCCGCAAGACTAGAGGCAAGTTGTACATTTGCGGATGTTGATGTTGCGCCTAAACCAACCATAATAAGTTTTACGATATATCCAAAATCTTTTACTGCCTCGTCAACTTCATTAATACTTGTATTAATTACATCATCTGCTTCATAATCCATCACTTCGCATCTTAATTCGTAAACATATAAATTATTTAATTGATAAAATGGTTTTTTTCCTTCTACATATTTGATTTCAAAAATTGTATTATCTAATGGGAGATAAATTAAATCTCCTTCTTCTGGTCTTGATTTTAATTCAATTTGTGTATTTAAAGAAATAAATGGACTAATAAAATCTTCGTACCTTTCTTTTGAAATTATAAATGTAACTTCATCAGTAGTTTTTACTCCAAATTTTGATAAGATGTCTCCTTGACCTCCAAATCCCTCATAATTGACTAAATATGCTTCAATTCTGAATGAATCATCAAAATTTGATGATGTTATTTCTTTTAAAATTGTATTTTTATTGATAATATTTCTTGGAAGATATACTACATCTTGTCCATACATTCTTAATTGTTCATTAATCAAATCTTGTACTAATCTTTGTTCACTAGAAGAACCCTGCAAAAAATATGGATTAAGTGGAGACATAATATTAACCTATAAGGTCCATTGGAG